AAAACTCCTTTCATCTAAAGTAAACTCCTTGAAACCTTGACCGCCAATTAAAAATGGCTCGGAGAAATTTGCCCCCAGCCATTTAAGCCATCTTATAGAATTTATATTTTCTACAGAAATATAATTAAACATAGGACCATATTCCTTAAACCAAAACTTAAGTATCGGATAGCTGTACTCTATAAACTCTCTTTTATACTTTTCAATACCCTCTGACGCTAAGAGCCACACAACTCTTATTCCATTACTTTCTTCACCTAAACCAAACACGCACAAAGGCTTGTCGCCCTTAACAACAAAAACCACCTCGGCATTATCCATGCTCTTTTCTATTGCTTGCAGATAATCTGTAAAACCAAACGCCTCAACCTCTAGCCTGTCAATCTGTCTTAGATTGTTGGCTATGTAAAGTATGTCTGCATAGTGTTTTGTGTAGTCATATTCATCAATGGTTACATGCTTCATTTAAAGTCAACCTTTCGCACAATAGAGTTAAGTGTAAAAGGATAGGGCGCATTGTGCTTTATTGTCACCTTGCCTGCATAGTTAGTATCTGTGGGTAGCGGCAATTTTATTGTACCTGTATAGAGCGTTAAACCCTCAGAGAAGTATTCTTCTACTTGGAATATTTGGTCGTGGATATACTCAAGGTCTATACCTGCTGTACCACCATAGGAATTTTCTAAATTTAAAATTGTTTCTGCTACTGTTTTTGGACGACCAAAGGTACTACCCTTTTGTCCTTCAATATCAATGTTCGGCGTTTCTAGCTCAACTTCATAAGCTAAGCCAACAATCGCTTTTGTCACTTCGTTAGGTAATTCTATCTGTCCTTGTGCATCTACCACATATAAGCTTTCCGGCAGAATATAATTGTCTGCTGTTACTTGTACTGTTTTACCAATTAGGTGTTCCAACCCATCAACAACTTTACTTCTTGTTGTGAGATTTTTAATTACAGCACTATCAACCATTACATGGTCTGTTGGTGCATTGCTTTTTACTCTAGGCGCAAAGCTTTCAATATATCTAGCCTCATCACCATTAACATCAGTTCTTTGTACAGATACATAGATAACATCTTTATCTTTGGTGGGTATTCGCACAACATTTTCAAAAGCCCCGTCAGTAACAAGCTGCGACCACGCATAAACTTCTTGCTCCAATAAAAAGGTTAAGCAGATTATCTTGCCGTCATCACGAGTAAAGTAGATAACGCTATCTGGCTCTTGTGCGTAAGCACTATCTGTGATTACATTTTCACTAATTAAGTGTTTGGCTAAGATTGTTAAGTCTTGACCGTTATAACTGTCTGATTCAAAAGCATAAGCTGTGTTCCGTACTGTAGAGCCTCGCCTTTGGACATAAACAACTTGATTACCAATAAACTGTGGCTCTACATCACTACTACCACGGGCTGTTTGCATTTTTGGGTTTAAACTTGTCGGTGTTACAACACTATCACCGGAAATTATCCATTCGTTGCCTGCTGTTAGCACAACCAAATCTTTGCCCGGTGCCAAGTGGCAGACGTCAAAAAACTCCCTTGATATTACAGGCACTTGAATGGAACTGTCATCTGTGATAGTTCCTTCTACCTTTTGTACGCCAAAATTCGGATAGTCGCCTGTTTTACTCATCCATATCATATTGGGTTGCTTATAGCTTGCTGCAAATACCAATCTATCTTGAAAAAAGGTAACACAAGCAGGATAACCATATTTATTATTCCATGCACCTATATACCATAAATCGCTAGGATTGGTATTAGCTAAACCTATAGGTAAAGGACTAATAACATCGGCTTCAATGGCTTTGCTGTCAATTACATTTGTTACATTGACTATCGCCTCATGATTAAATTTATAGATTGTGAGCGTTGCTGCACCACCACCGCTTATTGCAAGCACTAACCTTAAATAGGTATCTTCTTCTACTGTGCCATTATCTGAGGCGTTATAGTCACTATTAGAGTTATATACACGGATATCTTCCCAAGTAGTACCATCTGTACTTTTTTGCAAAGTCATATTGCCGGACCATGTCCCACGAGTAACCAGTGACCAACTGCGCCCACATAAATAAGCTGCTGTTGTTCCGTTGTTACTGGCAACAACAACTTGCTCTTTTATTTCTTGGGCTATTTTAATATCTGTACCAATAAGCGAACTATCAAAGGTATCTTTAATGGCTGTAAGTGTAATGCTGCCTGTGGTAGCCGAAGGCGTTAGGGTATTATCTTCATCACTATTGACTGTATCAAAAGGACTTGTTGACGGTTTAAATTCTTCTACACGCCAATCTGTTTCCGAATATCTCATAAGCATTTGCACAGGAAATCTTTTGCTACAGATATACATAACATCTGCACTTTGTGTATAACGCAGGTTAGGTAAATCTTCTTCTAAAAAAGGTACTTGTAGTTCTATACCCAAATACACACCATCACGCCATACTCTTATATAGCCTTCGCCCACTTCCAATAAATAGCAAACATCTTCGGTAAAGTTAAACCTCAATAGCCTCACTTGCTTGTCAGGGTACTTGGTTGCTCCATGATAAACTGTTCCCGGTCTACGATACACACCACCATAAGGACGAACATAAACATTCTGCGCTTTGAGTAAAGCAGATTGGTATTTATTTAAATCGATGCGACTGGCAACATCAGAGCTTATCTCACCTGCTGCAAAACTTGTTTGCAATACATATACACCTGTAGCCATAATTAAAACCTTGCCTTTGCATAAGCATCAGGGTAATTGTGGTCGGGTTCTCGCTCTCTGGCCTCAGAGGTCATAGCTTGGTGCATAGCTATCTGATATAACTGATGTTCAGTCTGTTGCATTTGTGGGTCTGACACTAAAGACACGGCAAGCGTACTTGCCAGCAAATGACTTAACGCATCAATGAAATCTATAGAGAAAACATCCGGCTCTTTAACGTCCGCAATGTACTCCAGTCTCGCTTCTTCCAAATCGCAGCCAATAACATGAGTATTATCGTCAAGTAAAAATGTTTCATACTTAGTTAGTCCTTCTATGCTATTAATATGCCTGTTGCCTTGCTTGTCATACAGGGCAACGATCGTTATACAGTCATTGGGATAAGTGTATATATACTTTCTATTGGGTGTTGCCACCACATCAAGCCTTGCCAATGTAACAAGCTTTTTGGCAAAGCCCCAAGTGTACGACCTCAGCAGTCTTTTTCTTAATTGGTCATAGTATAGCTTGCATTTTCTAGCAGGCTCACTTGCTTCGTCTAAACTCATAATGGGCCTTGTGTTGATATAGCCTAAAGCCATATTGCAGATATCTATATTTGTCATAGTATCACCTATTTAACTTACACTACTTCTTCTTCAAGTTTGGACTTAATATTTTTGAAAAACACTTCTACTTCCCATCGCCTAACTTGCTCTTGTCGCAAAACTTCTATAACACTATTAACAACTCTCAGTCCTCTTTCATTTCTTTCTTTGCATTGTTGTTCGTATTCTTTTTCATATTCTTCACTTTCCATTAACACGAGAATCACCTTCACCTTATAAAGATTAGGAGAGTGCTTTTGCACTCTCCTTTTTCTTATTCAATATTGTACATGGTTGGCATCTTTATTTACTTGTTCAGTTTTTACAGGCTTAACTTCTGCCTTTTCTTCTTTTACCTGCACATCATCAGAACTTTTCTTAGCCATCAAACAAACACTCCTGTTTTAATATCTACATCATATACCAAACCTGCCAAAACATTACCTGCTGTAAAAGTGCCTGTAGGCTTTAGGCGCAAATACTTATAGCGTGCATTTAAAGGCAGGCGCATTTTCAAAGGTGTATCTGTGCCAAAAGCAGCACCGCTAAACAATACTACAGGAGTAGTAAAGGCTTCATCAACGGAACCTTCCAAATCAACCGTACCTGTCTCGCCTGTTGCTCCGTCTTTTACGCCTACATATAAAAACGGTTGAAGGTTTGCCACACCGCCTGCACCGTTTACCATAATATCACTTGTTGCAGGCAAGGCAGTTGCAGCAACATCATTTAAAAATATATTCTCTTGGTCAAAAATCATCTTTCTTCACCTCTTTGTATTTTTATTAAACAACCGCAGCTTCTGTTTCGCTAATTGCATCTACTTTCTTTACCACTAAGCCGGATAAATATAACTGTGGCGGTTTACCCATCACATCTTGGCGAGTAACATGCACATTGGACTTATCAATTAAATATGTTTCCAAGAAAGTGTATAGCGCATCAGACACATACCACACATAATTAACACCTGCTGCATTTAAGTTTCTGACACGGTTTTTTGCATAAATGAACTTCTCCACCAAAGCAAGCTTAGCCGCACTAGTTGTCGGCATATTACTTACATCAACATTACGCACAAAGGCATTTGCACGAATATCACGCACAGTCAAGCCAACATTCCATTCAAACAAAGTTTGCACAGCTCTAAATGGTTTACCATCTTTGTCATAAGCATCACACTCACCCAAATCGGTTGACTTTAAACCTGCGTAAGTATTTTTCGGATAAATACCGCTTGTTGTACGTTCACCCCAACCAATCAAATAGGCACTTGTATTTGTGTTTACACCCGGTGTTCCTGCGCTTATTACTTGATAACCGGGCTGATTTTTGCCACCTGTCAGAGAATTATAGCGTATCGCCAAGCCATTATATGTTTCAGGATCTTTGTTTATATCGCCATAAAAAGTT